CCGCCTTTGGACGTTGAGGGAATCCCCGACGCGAACTTCGACGAGACGATCGCCAAGCACGAAAGCCTAGTCGTGCTCGCCCGCGAGAAGTACGAACGGATGCTACGAGAGGGAGACGCCGAGGCTGGCCGCTATCAGGTCACATATAACCAGAGCCTGAAGCAGAGCGTGGCCTTGCGTGAGGAGCAGGAGCGTAGGTCAGTCTTTGCGCGTGAGCATATCCGGGCGATTGAGGCACGGGAAGCGATGCTCCGTCTGGCTGGCCTGATCGTCGAGAGGTTGGACGCGCTCGGCTCGGAGTGCGGCGAGAACTGCAATCCTAAGGACCCGATTAAGTCCATCGGTGTCTTGAGTGACTGGGCCAGAGACGCACGCGAGAAGGTCGCCAGAGTGGCCGGAGTGTTTGAGGAGCCGAAGGCATGAACGCCGAGGAGCTGTTCCAAGAGGGACTAACTGTCGTTAGGCCGTCGGCCTTGAGTGACCCGGTCGCCTACCTGAAGGAGAACGTTAAGAAGATTCCCGCTGGCGTGTTCGACGGCGGCTATAACCCGAAGCGCTGGCCGTGGATTGGTGAGGCGGTGCGTATCTTCAACCAGCCGACGACTAGCCGGATGTTCATGCCCTGGGCAATCGGCTGCGGGAAGACCCTAACTTTAAAACTGATTGCGACTTACCTGATGGCTAACCGCCGGGCGAGTATGGCTATCTATCTGGACAGCCAGGACAAGGCCAAGGGGTTTACCCTTAACGAGCTGCGGCCCCTGTTCGAGCAGGTCGCGGATATCCGTTCCCAGATGAGCGCCGACGACAACGACAAGTCAGGGACGCTACGATTTGCGGACGGGTGCTTGATTCACAACCGATCGGCCTCAACGGAGAAGCACCTGCAATCGTTGCACGTGCGGTACGTCCTCGGCTCGGAGATATGGCAGTGGCCTAACGGGGCTATCGCCATGAGCATGAGCCGACTGAAGGCGGCGGCGTTCGCGTCGAAGGCGGTCTACGAAAGCCAGCCAGGGGATATCGAGGGACAGGGTGCGGAGTTCTGGAAGTTCTACCTGATGACCGACCAGAGGGAGTGGCAGTTCGTCTGTCCGGTCGAGACGTGCCAGCATCGGCAACCGTGGCTATGGGATTATGTGAGATTTCCAGACGGGGCTAAGGGCATTGACGGCTGGGACCTTGAGGCCGTCCAGAACGGCACAACCTACGAGTGCTCCAAGTGCAAGACGCGGTTTGAGGACAACGACGAGGTGCGGACGACGTGCAACGAGGTCGAGCGCGGCGCTGGGTTTGTGGCTACATCCAAGGCAGAGAAGGCCGGGTACGTCGGGCTCCACGTCAACGCCCTGGCTTCTACGAGCTGGGGGTCTTTGGCCGTGGACATGATCAAGGCGAAGGAGGTTGCGGAGATGGGTGACCTGACACCCCGCAAATTATTTAAGACCCAGTTCTTGGCCCAGCCATGGAGTGACGACACCGCGTCAATGGTTGTCAGCACTGAGTCCTCGGACTATGCGATGGCAGACCCTTGGGAGGCCGTGGCATACATCGGCCCACGCGGTCAGATCGTAGACAAGGCCGAAGCGGTTGACGGCTCTGTTAAATTTTTGACCCTCTCCGTCGACTGTCAAGGGGACCATTTTTGGACGATCCTGCGCCAGTGGGCGCGTACCGGGCACAGCCGCCTAGTCTGGTTCGGCAAGGTTATGAGTACCGACGGCCTTACCGATTGGTCAGGGCTGGACGCGTTATCGGCAAAGCATGGAATCCACCCGCAGCTTGTCATGGTAGACTCTGGTGACGGAAACTCGACCCAAGAGGTTTACAAGCAGTGCGCCGCCCGTGGCTGGCAGTGCGCCAAGGGTTCAGGCCAAGAATACTTTAACGTAAAGACAAAGGCCGGGGACAGTGTGCGCCGGTTCTACAATACGCCGACCGCCATTCACGTTCCTGGCGTAAGGAACCCAACCTCTCTGATCGTGTGGTCTAACTTGTCGGGTAAGGACCTGTTCCACGGGATGCGAGCGCGCAAGGTGTTCACTTTTGCTCGTGACTCCGACGCTGGGTATATCGAGCAGCTCAATAGTGAGGTCAGGGTAAAGGATGCCGGGAAGCCTATCTGGCGACTACGCCAAGGGGTTAAGCATAACCACGCGCTAGATTGTGAACTGCTCGGTATGCTGATTGCCGCACGCTGGGGGCTGATTGGTAGGGACGAGCCTCAAACCTTACCCGCACCGCAATAAGTATATGCTCGGCCTATTCGTAGGGTTGGAAGAAAGTGTCCTCCTGCAGTACAAGCAGGAGGCTCTGGCCGATATTGGGAAGGCTGTCACTAGTTACAGTGACTCCGGAACTTCTGTTAATAAAACTTTTGGGCTACCGGTTGCCCAGCGGATTCAGGAAATTAACTATGCGCTCAGTCGCCTAGACCCTACCCGCTATGGCGGTTCACATACCTCCATCCAGGTTAACTGGGATTTCCGCGTTGACCTCTAATGGCCCCTAAAAAAACCACCCCAAAAACCAAGGCTCCTAAGAAGCAAGCCTCGGCGACTTACTCGCAGTTCGCAAGTACGACGCCATCGGCTGCTCGCCGTATGCTGTTCGTCGGTGGGGTAGCTGATCAGCGTACCGAAGTAAACTCTGCGACACGGACCGCCATGATGGCGAAATCCCGCTGGGCTGTCCGTAATAGTCCGATCTACAAGCAGTGCGTGGACGAGGCTGTTTTAATCTCTGTCGGTGACGGCCTCATGGCTCAGTCCCTGGCTAAAGACCCGAAGACCGCTGCGGCCTACGATAAGTATTTCCGCGACTGGTCTGTTAGGTGCGACCTCACCCGGCGCTATAATTTGGGACAACTACAGAGCATGTGGATGTCAGGGGCAATCATCGACGGTGACTCGTTCGGTATCCTTACTAACGACCCGCAGACCGGGGTCCCAGCGGTGCAGATTCTGGAAAGTCACCGCGTCGGAACTCCCCGCGATGCGTTCAATAACCGTAACGTCGACGGAGCGTACCTAGGCACTTTCGGAGAAATCACGGGATGGAATGTTTACGTTGGCGACGACAGAAAGGACCGCTATGTCCCCTCCTCGGCCATGCTCCAGATTATGGAGTACGACCGCCCGTCCGCAGTGCGCGGTTACGCCGTGCTTCAGTCCAGCCTTAACAGTGTCCAGGATCACCTGGAGGTCTTCGGCCTAGAGGTCAGGGCTGCTCGCACTGGGGCCGACCACACGCTTATCCTGAAAAAGCAGGGCGGGGTTTTACAAGACGATCCAGCCGCCAAGTTCACCGGCGACGTTAACTCTTGCGAGAAGATTGCCAGCCAGATGGGTGGCAAGATGCTTGTGGTAGATACCAATGAAGATTTGACCCAACTCGCCCAGACGCGCCCCTCGGCTGCGTGGATGGGAATGATGACCGCTATTGAGCGCGATATTGTCCGACTGCTCCCTTACGAGTATCAGGTGACCCCTGGAGTTCTCGGCGGCAGCTCAGTCCGTTTAGTGGCAGGACGAGTTTCAAGGTGGGCCTCAAAATGGCAATCTATCCTCATCGACAGCCTCGACCGAATCTACGACTTCGTTATCGCCGATGCGATTGCCAAGGGCAAGGTTCCGGATGACCCTGACTTCAACCGCAAGTCTTGGATTACCCCCCGCGATATCACGGTCGACGCTGGCCGCGAAGCCGCCCAAGACCGCGCCGATTTGCAGATGGGCCTAACCACTGCTCAAGCCATCCTCGGTAAGAAGGGCGTAACTTTTGACGATACGCTGGAAGCCCTAGCGGTCGAAGCAGAGAAGCGAATCCAGAAAGCCAAGGATCGTGGCCTCCCGCTTTGGATGCTCTACCAGTCGCAGTTCAACTGGCTCCAGCAGGGCCAGACGTCCAGCCAGACCCCTGACGCGGTTGCCGAAAACCTCGACCTACCTCCTCCCCCCTCTACCCCATGAAGTGCATAATTGACGGACTATCCGGTGAGCCAATGCTCTGCGACCCGATCAAGGCCGCGAACCATCTGAAGTACGCCGAGAAGTACGGCGTTATCGACGGTGTGCTCGATATGTTCTTTAACCCCATCGTGAAGCCCTATGTTACCCAAGGCGGTACGGGCGTAATCCAGCTGTCAGGTTTCCTGGCTATGGGCCTAACCAAATTCGATCGGATGACCGGAGCCACGGACATGGGCGACATTGGCGATTCAATCGACGAGATGCTCGCTAACCCTGCCGTCAAGCGCATCGCCTTTGAGATTGATTCTCCCGGCGGTACTGTCGTCGGTACGCCCGAACTGGCCGACAAGATCGCCAGCATCCCGCTGCCGACCATGTCCTATGCCCGCAAGCTGATGGCCTCAGGCGCATATTATACCGGGAGTCAGAGCGACTACGTGATCGCCAGCCCCTCGGCAATCGTGGGTTCCATCGGTGTTGTTGCCGTAGACGAGTCTTACGAAGAAGCCTTTAAAAACATGGGCATTAAGGTGGAAGTCTTCCGCGCTGGAAAGTACAAGGCCCCGAATATCGGTGGCGAAGGATACACCCAGGAGATGCGCGACATGGAGCAATCAACCATTGAAGCTATGGCCGAGGAGTTCAAGCAGACCGTCCTCCGCAAGCGCTCTTACGCCAGCCGCGACGACATGGAAGGCCAAGTGTTCACTGGCCGCGAAGCCGCCAACAAGAACCTTATCACCGGCCTAGCCCCGTCCTTTGCCGAAGCCCTAGAGGCTTTCGAGCAAGACGCATAACCTTACCCCCCCCGCAATAGTATATGACTATCGAAGAACGCTTCAAGGCCGCCGAGGCCGCTGTCGTCTCCCTTACTGCCGAACGCGACGATCTCCGCAAGACGGTCGAAGCCTCGGTCGTTGACGTGTCCGCTGAACTCGACGCCGCCAAGGTGACTGCTGCTTCCCAAGACCAAAAGGTTCAGGAGCTCGAAATTGCTCTCGCCGAAGCCAACGCTAAGGTTGCCGAGCTCGAAGCCTCTAAGGCCACCGGCTCTGCCGAAGCCGCCGTAATCCTTGCCGCCTCCGGTGTCGACCCGGTCGCCGCCCCTGTCGCCCAGGCTGTCGTCGGTTCCATCTGCGAGCAATACGCCGCGATGCCTGTTGGTGCTGAACGCCGCGCCTTCTTCAAGAAGCATAAGGCTGTCCTCTTTTCCGCTAAATAATCTCTACCCCCCAAATATAACATACCATGGCTAACACCATCAACAGCGCCCTGATCGTCGACACCGTCGCCGAACTGAGCCTTACCGCCCTCTCGAACCGCCTCGCTGGTCTCGCTAACTTCTCCTCCGATTTCTCGGCTGACGTGAAGCGCCCCATGGACGTCGTCCAGGTGGCTCTCTCCACCGCTGGCAGCACCACGCTGACCAACCCGACCACGTTCAGCTCCATCGGTGCTAGCACCCTCGGTGCGACCGCCGTCACGATGGCCCACCTATACCAGCCGTTCGGCCTCTCGTACGCTGATATCCAGAATGGCATCCGTCTGGAGAAGATTCTGAAGATCAACATGGACAAGCTGGCCGACTCCATCTGGGCCGCCGCTACTGCTCCTATCACGGTTGCTAACTTCGGCGCTGCCACCTACACTGGTGCTGACTCGACTGTTACCCCTGGCTCGGCTCCTCTCCGCGCTCTCTGGGCCGGTGTCTCCAAGGCTGGTCGCAAGACCCTGATCGTTAACCCTGGCATCTACAGCCAGCTTATCCCGACCTCCACGACTGGCTTGCCTCTCGCGGCTGGTGCTTACGGTTTCGACGGTGGCGTTTTCTACGCTAACCTGTTCCCCTCTGAGGCTAACCTTTCGGGTTTCGCCTGCAGTTCCGAAGCCATCGCCCTGGCGAGCGCGGCCCCTTCCTTCGAGAACGTCGGCAGCGATTTCCTCGTGAGCGAAGTCGTCCCGATCGAAGGTCTCGGTATCTCGGTCTACTACAACGTCTGGTCTGACCCCTCCACTCGTAACCTCATCGGCTCCATGGAACTGATGTTCGGTGCGAACAAGGGCATCACGACTGGTACGATCGCCTCCGTCTACAGCGCCTAATCTGGGCTGACGGCCTGAATCAGCCCCCAGCGATGGGGGCTTTTTTGTATCTCCAATTCCCCACCCCTCCCTACCCTTGAGCATTTACGATACATTCCTCCCAGATTTCCAGTCTTTGCTAGCCGATATAGGCGTCCCGGCTACGGTCGGCTCCGACCTATTCCTCGTCGGCCTGTCCCGCCCGATGAATACCCCCCGCTTTGAGGCAGGGGGCTTCGTTGACCAGAAGATGTGGACGGTGCGTTTCGCCGCCGCTACGGCCCCTTGGACGGCTTCTGATGGCCGGGCAGGGGGTGAGGTCGCTACAATCGTCTCAGGCGTCCCTATCGCCGCCCTGGGCGAAGGTAAGAAGTTCACGGTTAACGGTCAGGTCCTCCGCATCAAGGGCCAGTCCTACAAGCAGACTAGCGCCGTCATCGAACTAGACTGCATCGACGACAACCAGTGATGGCTAAGGAACGCCCACCGATCAAGCCAGCCAGCCGCGCCGAGTTCGTTGCGGCGATGAAGCAGTTTGCTGACGATGTGGGCGTCGAGCTGGAAATGATTGAGCGCGAGCAAGCCCGATTGATGCTCCGAGATGCTATGACCTTCAGCCCACCTATGCCAATCGGCGGGGGGCGTGGCTTGACCGATGCCGCGATGAAGGCCGGGAAACGCAAACTGGCAAGTGATGTCCAGCGCATCTTCATCCCTCAGGACAGCCCGACAAAGGGTAAGTCCGTATTCTTGCGCCAGGTTATCAACGCGGTGAAACTTGGCAGCGGAGTTGGTGGTGGTTTCGGGGCTGAATGGCTTGAGGTTTATACCAGCCAAACAGCATCAAAGGTGCGCTCCCTGTCACCAATCCTTCAAAAGATTATGAATGACACCGACCACCGTCGGTCATTCCAAAAGGCCAGCAACTACCTTAACAAAGCGAACATCCACGGAACCTACCGCCCAATTGCTGGAGTTACTTCTCAGCCCCGCCCTATCCACGATCAGTACAAGAACGCCGTCAACGGACGATGGAAGCCGGGTCAGCCCATTGGCGGCCCTCAATACTACATTGAATCAACTGCCGCCCTTAATGCGTACATCGCCAGCCGCCAGACTAAGGTCGGCTGGGTCAAGGCTGGTTACGCCGATTCCCTGGCTAAGGTCCCTAACACTTTTGACAAGAATGGATCAGGCCGTAACTACGGCGCTTACGACGCCCCATGGGTAGACGCCAATAAGGCCGGATACGGCACTTACGCGGTTACAAAATCACGCGGTAAAGTTATGTCCGTAATCGGCAATAACATTGGAAACATGGGCGGGGTCGCCGACAGTTCCGACGTTAGGAACATCGTCTACGGCAACAGGGTTGCAAACCTCCAAGTCACCATCCAACGTCGTAAGGACAAACTAGTCGAACGCGCCAACCGACGCGGACGCAAATAATATTTTATGGGAACCAAAGCCGTACGCTACGTGGTCGAGTCTGCTGTCTCGACCTACCTTTCAGCTCAAACCGAGCTGGCAGGAGTCAACATCTACAAGGGTGATACCGGGGAAACCGCCGCATTACCCAAGGCCATCGTACTCTGCGAGTCTGCCGGTCCTCCCCAAGACTTCCCCCAGGGCTTTGGTAACTATGACTGCACCGTTAAGATCACCCTGTTCACCTCTGCCGACGATGAGACATTAGCCACCCACCGGGCACGAGTTGCCGCGGTTGACGGGGCTATGCAGGATGTCACCGCTATTAAGGCTGTCTTTGTATCCGAAGGCGATGGCCTGTGCTACGATGTAACGCCGAGGCAGGAGCTTGAGGGGACTAACGAACGCTCCTGGGCGTCTCAGTTGCCCTTCTCCGTACTGGTTGTGATTAACCCGCAGCCATAACCTTACCCCTGAAACAATAGTATATGGCAGCAGTAACCATCGGAACGGCCCTAATTTACGGAATTGCAGGCGACGTTACCGCTATGGTAATTCAGTCCTACTCGTGCGACTCTGGCTTCAACCTAGACATCACTGCGCAGGATAAAGAAGGTCTGACCATTACCCAGCGTCTTGACGATCGCATGAGCGACCTGACTGTTGATGGCATCCTAGAAGAACCGAGCATCCCAGAACTTGGTGGCACGTTAGAGTTTACGCTCAACGCTCAGTCGGCCTATCCTTTGGGAACTGGAACGGCTAGCTACACCGGAACGATAATCAAGGTTTCAGAAAAAGGCTCTAATAAGGGTTTCGCTACGGTCTCCATCACTTGTAAGGCGTACGAGGGCGCATAATAGTATCAGCCTTTAAGGGCTGGTCATATAGGCATGGACGCAAGGTTTATCAGGGCCTTCACCTCGCCGGGTGAAACCACGTTGCTGGGTCACCGCATGAAGCCGTTTAGCCTCAAGCACCGGATGGCCCTGCACGCCGTTGAGTCTCCCTTTGTCACTCCTGGCAAAGACGTAACGCTATTGGACCTTTTCGTTGCCATTAAGATTTGCGCCGAGACCTCTATCCGTAGACTCTCCTTAATGGATGTAGTCCGTATGTCTTACATCAAATCCAAGTCAAGCAGGATTGAAGGATATATCGTGGCTTTCCATGAATACTCCAACGTCCTGAACTGGCCTAAGTTCTGGGACAGGGAAAAGCAAAAGGGCAGGGCTTCTGGCGTGCCTTGGATTCTTACGGTGGCTTCCAGCCTGATCAGCAAGGGCTGGTCAGAGGAAGATGCCTGGTCTCTCCCAGAGTCACAGGCCGTCTGGTATCATACCGCCCTTTCCATCAACAATGGTAACGACGTATCAATCATGTCTGAGCAGGATGAGGATATCATGGAAAACTTTAAAGAACTTGCCGAACAAGCGAAGGCCAAGCCTCGCGTCCGTAGGCTACAAAAATCACAAAAATGACTCGCGTTGAATGGGAATTATACGGCACGACCAATGCCGATGCCGTCACTGATAAGACCGTAAAAAGTCTTAACGGAATTGAAAAGAACGCCAAGCGCGTTGAGACCGCTTTCTCCCTGTCGGTCTCGTCTATCTTTCTCAGGTTCTTAGGTCCTATGGCCCTGCTTCAGACGGCCATTAACTCCATCAGTGAGTCTATGGAAAAAGCAAAGCAGAAAAGCGAAGAAGGTTTTAATACCCTTGCAGCTGGCGAAGACAAGTACGCCAGCGCCCAGCAGTCGCGTATGGCGGCTTTCTTCAAGGCGCAAGAGGATGAGGCAAAGGCCAAAGATTTAAGCCTTGCTGGCCGTAAGGCTGCTACCGAGAAGTTCATGGACGATCGCGGGTTCTGGGCGGGTATCGTGGAGGCCCCGGTTGCAACGTTTGCCGCGATTATGAGCCAGCTACTCCCTGGCGTAAAGGACGCTACTGAACTGGACTGGGTCCAGCAAGGAGCCGCCGACGACTGGGCCAAGGCTCAAGCCGCCGAGGGAAAGAAGATGGAAGGAGGTGGCGTTACTGGGACTGCTTTTAAAAGCCCTGACGGCTTCGGCAACGTGATTGGCGTAGGCGCTAACCCGGTGCTTGAAAACATGACTCGGCAGCTAGAAGAACAACAGCGCCAGACCGCACTGCTTGAAATGATTGCTAATCTGTCCAACGGAAATACAGACTTTACTAAAGAGGATGCCCCTGGCACTACCTTCCGATCAACCCCTTACGGACTATAATTTACCAACATGGCACGCGTCGACATTGGCAACAATTTAGCAGAACCTTTACTCACCTTTGGCTGGAAGGTGTCGGATGACGGCTACGGCCTACACACATGCCAAGCCACGTACAATGCGGATAACACCGGTGGGATGGATTTTACTCGCGGGGAAGCATTCCCAGTTCTCGGCTATGAATACCTTAAACTCCACAAGCAGACTTCTACATTTGGCTTAGGCGGTATTCAGCTTCAGGTCTGCGACTATGTCGGTATTGATCCTACCGTTGGCGAAGGGTTAATCACTAACCCACAAGTCAGCTCGTCCAACGGCCTAACCTCTGAGAACATCAGCACAAACCCTAACTTCTTTGAACCCGGTGGCGATGGTTACACTGATGTAATCGCAGGGGCAGCTGGCTCATTTGTTCAGTCCCCGCTTGGCCCACTGGTTGAAATTAAGGCCGTTGGGGAATACGTGCAGGTTGTAGTTGGCAATACTGTTGCACTGGTTAACAAAAAGCAGTCATACGTTGGCGATCATGGCGCGTGTTTTGAGTCTGAAGAAGGCGGTCGCTTTATCGGGTTTGTTGACCCGGCTTTTAAACACTTCTACGGAAAGACTAACTACCTTGCCCCGCAGTCGTCTTTCTCCGGTCATTTCTATACCACTGAAGCAGCTGAGGTTCAGAATATCCTCTCGTACCTTGGGACCACTTCTTACGACAACGACTGGGCTGGCGTCCTTCCCTTGATTGTCCCAGAGTATGCTGGCACAACTTGGCACGCTTCAGCTGAAAACGGCGACTACGATCAGTTGCTACTTACACAGGTTAACGTCGAAGACTTCGGCGCTCTCTTTAAGGTAAATTACGAAGTGCGCTTCAGCATTCAGGGTTGGCCTGATGAGGTCTATCGCAAGTCGAGCATTATGTAATCAGATGAGCACCATCCAACCCGGCGACGGATATACTTTTAGTGCATCCTCCAGCGGGGTTACGTTGGATATTAATAAGCCATGGACGCCCCCGCTTGGCGATGGGTTATACCTAGGGGTTACATTCCCAGAGATTCTGTTTCCAGATGTCAACGGCCCTGGCTTCCCTGACCTTCCTGAAAGCCTTGTCCAGCAATTCCAAGTCGAGACCGTTGTCGTCGGTGCAATTCAGTATCTCCGAGTTGCTCAAGGCGCGGTAAATTTCACGCAGAGCAATATGCCCTACATCTACAAGGGGGCGTTTAATGATACTCGTCAGGCTTGGATCTACGCGGCGGCGGTTCGCCCTGGCATCACTGCCGTAGACGGCGGCGACCCTAACAGCCCTTGGATGGAGAACGGCGGCTATTATGCTATGCCCGCAAACGGTACTTACTATGTCACTATCTCCAAGCTAGATATTACCTCATCGGCTGCCACTTCGCCCTTACTGCAGGAGATGGCCCCGTTTGTTTCTATCTTCGAGGAGAGCGACCCACTTTACGCAAAGATTTTCTCACAGACCGGCTCGTCTCAATACCTGAACATGACGAACGTGCAGAAGATGGCTGGATATGACGCGGAGTCTACCGGGCTTTCTGGAGACTTCGGCAACTGCCACACGACTTGGTTCCTCCCTGTCCATTGGGGCTACTCGGTGAAGTTAATCGCAGTCATTTCTACCTTCACTCCTCCGGTTGTTGCGCCGACTATTTCGGTGCTTCACGCGGCCACGGCCACCAGCAACGAAGTCCACCGCATCACACTACCGCCTGATGCCAAGAAGATGGGGAGTTTCCAGCTGCAATACGCCCCCGGCTTTACCTCGGATACCACCGATCCGTTTGACCCGTTCAACCCTTTGAACAGTGGCAACCTCTCCGGCCAATTCCAGTGGAACCTGGCTAACGCGCTGAAGGCTATCGAGACCCTGAAGGGAAGCACGAGCGTTACTGCGTCGGGTGCGGACAAGTTAGACATTACTTACTTTAACAATCTGGCAAACACTGCGGTTACCCTGCCTTCAATCATTAACAATACGATTGGTATTCCGACCACGACCTTTGAGGTCTCGCAACAGGTCATTGGTTCAATCGACCTTTCAATCCCCCTGCACTTCATCGGCACAACCCTTATGAATGTACCGGGCTGGACCGAGGAAGCCGATGATCCATACAACGCGTATGAGACCAATGGGTGGAACGATATTTCAAACTACCTCCAGAGAGACGCGCTGGAAAGCATTGTGCCTAACACCCTGGCTTTCTATGAGCAATATGTGGGACCCGACGACTGGACGGCTGCCGACTACTCGTGGCTTGCCGAAGGAAGCTGCATCAACGAGGACACCTGTTACCCGTTCAAGGTTCGCCGCAACGGCTTTGCGACCTCCACTGTCTGGGAGATTTGCCCTGGCTCGGTCAACGGACGTATGCCCGACCCGGCCTTCAATACCTTCGAGCTCACCGACGGCTTCGTCTGGCTTCAACTGTGGTACGATGGCGTCGAGTTCCCCAAGGATGCCCCCTATGGCATTACGGCCAACTGGGGCGCAACTGTCCCAGTGGATACCGACACCTACGGCTATATCCCGATTGCCCAAATTACCGCCGACGTGGTCACTCAACTAGTCACTGGCTCGCTGTGGGCTGACCGCATCAAGCTCGGAAACCTGACGGCCAAGTACTATTACTCCCGCGTCTAATGGCTGCGGACGTCATCACATGGGGGCGGCTTCGGGCTCCTATTGGTAACGGTTATTCTCCCGCTATTGGAGGTGCTGCTTTTAATAACGCAGAATACCCAAGCCCCCAGTTTGTTTCTGCTTCAGATCAGAGCCCGCTGCGGACTTACTACACCAAGTTTTTCCCTTTTGCGTTCCTCCCAGGATATCCTTGGTTTGATTACGCCTTCGTAGATCCTTTAGGGGTCATTGGATTTGGTATGCAACCCATCCCTTGGGAGTTGTTGCCATCCGATGCGATTAGCGAGCTGATTGGGGAGACCGTAACGCTAACCCCGATTGGTGATACCTTCGTGATGACCGCCCAAGCCTTTGACGGCTCCGGCCAGTCTTACGCCCCCATACCGCCTAGCCCAATTACGGATATTACTAAACTAACCATCGTTTGACCCCCCCCTACCCTACCTTTTGCACAATAAGTAGCCATGGCGAACACTGCTAACTTCTCGCGGGGAGACACCTTCGGGTGTGACTGGACATGGACCCCCGGCGCTGGTCAGCCCGCCAACCTGATCGGCACGACCATTACCTCGACCTTACGCGACCACTGCGGGGACGAGTACGCTATGACTGTGACCCTAGCAGGTAACGGCCTGTCCTTTACGACTAACTACCCCGGCGATACTTCCGATTGGGCGCTGGGTCAGGCCAACTGGGATATCCGCTTTGTCTTCCCTGGCAGTCCTACCACTCACTCTACGATGTTCCGCGTGATCATCGAACAAACCATTACCCAGTCCTGATATGGCTACCATTACCGGCACTTTCAACAGCCTAGTCTCTGGCACTCTTACGGGTAACCTCGGCACGCCCGGACCCACTGGAGCGACGGGAGCCACTGGAGCCACTGGGGCCACGGGGGCCACGGGAGCTACGGGCGCTGGCGTTGCTGTCGGCGGTACGACTGGGCAGGTGCTCCAGAAACTTAGCGCAACAAATTACGACACTGGCTGGGCTACCCCTGCCGCTGACTTCATCACGGCTGTCACGGCGCCTCTTGCGGTTACCAGCGGGAACCTCTCGGTCAACCTGTCGACGTACCTTCC